TCAGGTCGGCGTGGTTCAGGCTGTCCGTGTTCTGTAGCTGACCATCGCCATCCTTGTATGTCCGCTGTACCTTGACGGTATAGAAAGGCCGGTCGTTGCCTTCGTTCTTGAAGATCGAGGCGGTGACGAAGCCGATGCGATACTTTTTTACTGGCGCGCTCATGATAGTCTCCGTTGCTGTTACTAGATGTAGTATACCACGTATGTAGTATACTAATAGCAGTCTGAACCTTGAAAGGAGACTGCTATGTCACTGCTACTGCACTGTGGTGCTTCATTTTTATGATATACTTATCTATGTATGACGCAATGGAAAAAACTTAAAGACTATGGGGGTGAGTATTATATTTCTGACCGTGGCGAAATTAGGAGCTTAGTAAAGTCAACCCAATACCCTACTGAGCAAGAGCGCAGACTAAAGCCAGCCCTACGACCTGACGGTTATTTACACGTTCATTTAGGTGGTAGAAAAGGACGAACACGGTTGTTGCATCGACTTGTTGCTGAGACATTTTTGCCAAACCCAAAAAATCTGCCTCAAGTTCACCATAAAGATTTTAATAAACAAAACAACTCTGTAAATAATCTAAAGTGGGTGACAGCAAAGCAAAACTTACGTTATACAACCGAGGCTGGTAGAAGAAGATGGAATGGCCGTAAGGGTGAAGATTGTCACTTTTCAATCTTAAAAGAGCCGGATGTTGTTGCTATCCGCAATACCTATGCAGAGGGTAATATTTCGTCTCGCGCATTAGCAATGCGATATAAAGTATCGCAATTTGCAATATTACAAATTGTCAGGAGAAATACTTGGAAGCACATTTGATATACTTCAACGCCGCTACCTACTGAAGTGATCGACGGCACCTGCGAGTACGTCAACTGAGAGGGGAAACTCCCCTCTCTTTTCTATAGGTTGTGTTATTATAAAAGTATGGCCAAAGCTAAAAAAACTGCAAAAAAAGCAGCTACAAAGGTCACGCACGACTATCGTCCTATCAACGTCGGTGGTCGGCCGCCAAAGTTTAAAACAAAACAGCAGATGGTTGACGCTATCAACAATTACTTTGCTAGTTGTTGGGAGCCAGAATACCAGCGAGTGCTTACTACAGAAGGGGCAAAAAAGAAAAAAGAACAGCTAACCGAGGCTGACTACGAAGTCCTACAAAAGACAGATATTCACGGACAGCCAGTATATAAACAGGTGCGACCATACACAATCACTGGCCTTGCAATAGCCCTTGATACTACTCGCGATCTCCTTATCGACTATGGAAAAAAGGCTGAGTTTTCCGACACAGTAAGGCGAGCCAAGCAATATATACAAAATTATACCGAAGAAGGTTTCGTAACTGGCAAGATCAATCCTATGGCAGGTCAGTTTTTATTGAAAAACAATTACGGCTGGAAAGATAAAAGTGAAATAGAGCACGACGCTACCGACAGCCTCGCTGCTCTAATTGCCACCGCACATGGTAACAAGCGACCAGGCAAAGACACTCAGTAAGCGCTTCTGGGAAGACCCTGAGTTTTTTCACCACGAGATACTTGGCTATAAACCGTGGGAGAAGCAGCTAGAGATTAGTCAAAGTATAACCAATCACCGCAACACCGCCGTTCGCTCCTGCAACGGTGCCGGAAAGACGTTTCACGTAGCGCGAGAGGCGCTGCGCTTTCTATACAGTTTTCCTAACTCTGTCGTCATCGACACTGCTACTAACTGGCCGCAGGTAGAAAATCAGTTCTGGCGCTACCTACGCGCCGCTCACAAGAACGCCAAGGTGCCGATGGGCGGTCACCTCCTCAAGACCGAGCTCAACATCGACGACACGTGGTTCGCTAAGGGGATCGCCAACAATCCTGACAACGTGGCCTCGTTCCAAGGCTGGCACGCTGAGCACATCATGATGATCTTCGATGAGGCGTCTGGCATCAGCCCAGTTATCTGGGAGGCTGCTATTGGTGCTATGTCCGGTGGGCATACCGTCCGCTTTGTTGTAATCGGTAACCCCAACCTGAACAGTGGACCTTTTTATAATGCGTTTCGTGATCCGACGTTCAATAAGATTAAGATCAGTGCCTTTGATATACCGAACGTGCAGCAGCAAAAGCCTGTCATTCCTGGCCTTACTGACCACCATTTCGTCGAGGAGGTAGCGTCACGGTATGGCGAGAATAGTGCGCCGTACAAAGTACGTGTGCTGGGTGAGTTTCCTGACCAGGCTAGTAACACACTGATCGGCATTGACTTGATCGAGAGCGCGATCAATGCTGATCGAGAGTTCCACAGCCAGGAGAAACAAATCATCGGCCTGGACGTCGCCCGCTTTGGTGACGACGACAGTGCGTTCGTGTACCGTCGTGGCAACTACGCCAAGGTACTAGAAAAATACAACGGCAATAGCCTCATGGAGACAGCAGGGAAGGCAGTGCAGCACCTTAAAGCATACCCTAACGCCGAACTGTACATCGACGTGGTAGGCGTGGGAGCCGGTGTGTTTGACCGGCTCAAGGAACAACCGTCCGTGCGCGGTCGCATCTTCGGTGTCAACAGTGCAGCCAGAGCGCGTGATCCTGAGAGCTACGTCAACATCCGTAAAAGTAATTACAGATCGATGTACCACTCCGCTGCCATATTCCACTACGGTGACACCAGTTCCATTTACGGTTCCAGCGCCCGCATCGTTAATGCTCTAACATGCTACAATTACAACATGAGCATACTGACCCGCGCCAAGGAGCTATTTACTAAACAAAAATCAGCCACCACGACCGCGTTTGGCGCAACGTGGACTACTATTGCCGGTGAAGCGCCTGAGCAAGTAAACGAGCGCTTCCTACTCGATAACAACAAGGAATGGGTATACATTGCAGTTGATAAAGTAGCTACAGCAACGGCAGCCGTGCGTTTTAAGGTGATGCGCTATCGCCGCAATGGTGACGACCAGGAAATGTATCAAGGACCACTGGTTGACTTTCTCGAACAGCCTGGACCCAACCTAACCGGAAAGGATTTTGTCTACCTCAACACTGTCTATAAGGAGCTGACCGGCAATGCGTTTTGGGAGAAGCAAAAATCCCGCAAAGTGAAGCCTCTCCTACCAACCACTGTGAAGCCGCACCTAGTAAATGCCGAGCTAGCAGGGTTTAAGGGCCACGACCAGGGCCAGGAACGGCGGGTTCGTTTGGAGGACATGCTACACGACCGGTACATAGACCCTGCTAAGCCATACTGGGGCGCTGGTAAGCTGCAAAAGATTGCACGCTGGGTTGATACGAGCTCCTTTGCCGATGAGTTCCTACGCCGCTTCTTCCTCAACGGTGCGACCTTTGGCGGTTTCATCGAGACTGAGGAGGAGAGCATGGAGCGTATGAAGCTCATCAAGGCAGGCTTACAGAATGACCATGTAGGCGTCAGCAATAGCCACAAGCTCGGTATCCTACCCAAGGGCGCAAAGTACAGCAAAACCACAGCCAACATGCAGGAGATAGAGATGGGCGTCACTGACGACCGCTATCGAGACAAGATATTGGCCGGCTTTGGTGTACCAAAGTCACTAGTCGGACTAACCGACAACGTACAACGTGGCAATTTTGAGGCTGCTGAGTATAGCTTCCACAAGAATACAGTGCAGCCGGTAGTAGATGATCTAATCGAGTTCCTAAATGTGTACGTGGCACCACTACTTGATCCATCAGGCCAATACTACTTTGCTTACGACGAGTTCATTCCACAGAACGAGCAGCTCCTTATCGAAAGTCGCAAGGCGGCACTTGCTGGACAAGCATACAAGACCGTCAACGAGGTCCGTGCTGAGGACGGTCTTCCTCCAGTCGATGGTGGTGACGTGATTTATGGAGCACCGTTCCAAGCTCCACTAGGCAGCCCTTCTGCTGCGCCAGAATTGCCGCCTGAGAGCGATAATGAGCCTGGAGATGAGGAAACACCCACCCGAGCAAGAAAAAGCCGTCCACGGGGCGTTTCTGGGCGCATACGGAGCTATGAGGCCAAGGAAGGACGCTACGAGCGCATGGCCGAGAAACTGGCGCTAGCTGCTGAAAGCGCCGTGGACCCTGACGAAATTGCTCACCGCGACTTCGTGGGGCGTGTCGAAAGCTTCTTTGAGCGTATGGTCACAGCCGTTCAGGTATACAACAGCGAGCAGAAAAGCCGCGTTCTGGGAAATCTCCAACGGATCACTAAAGCTGTCAACAAGAATGACGTGTTTGATATGGACGAGGAGATTGGCGTCATGGTCAACGTAGCCGGACCTATTCTTCGTGGCCTATTAACTGAGCAGGCTG